AAGTGACGACCACATCGTGGTGATCAAGCACTACGACAAGCTCCGCCAAGTCAACGCCACCATCAAAGAATCCCGTGAGGTTCTCGGTCAGATCGAAGAGAGCCTGTCACGCGAACACGTCCCAGATGTTATGAGGCGACACAATGTCCGCACCATCACGGTTGAAGGTGTGGGTCGCGTATCGCTTGGCACCCGCTGGTCGGCTTCTATGACCGACAAGCAGACCGGGTTCGAGTGGCTGCGCGGCAATGGCCACGGCGGGGTCATTCAAGAGACTGTCAATGCCCAGACCTTGGGGGCGCTGGCCAAGGAACTCAATGGGGAGGGAGTAGATTTGCCTGCCCCCACGTTTGCAACGAACATAATGACGTATACCTCGATCACAAAGGTGAAATAATGAGCAACATAACAACGACGAGTGATCAGTTACCCGATCACCTGCGCCAATTCGGCAGGGCGAAGATTGGTAACATTGATTCCACCGATCGCGTACTGCCACGGGTCAAGCTGATGCAGGCTATTTCGCCTGAGTTGGTCGAGTTCCCGGAGGCCAAGGCGGGTCAGTTCTGGCACACCATCGGACAACAGAATTTAGGTCCGGTGGTTCGCGCCATCCCGATCATCATCCGCAAGTCCTACGTTCTATGGGCACCGCGAAATGACGACCGGGGTATCTTGGCCCGTGCGATGGATGGTATTCACTGGGAGCCAGCCAACGCCGAATTCACAGTCAAGCCCAAGGGCTCGGCTAGCAGCGTCACTTACCGCACCAAGAAGACGGTGGCCGAAAGCGGACTGGATCAATTCGGTACGTCTATTCCGGGGGACAGCAATTCGCCCCCTGCGGCAAGCCTCACCTATAACATGATGTGGTACTTGGTGGATTTCCCCGAACTGTCCCCAAGCATCATCATCAACACCCGATCCAGCGTCAAACCGATGCAGCAATTGTTGTCTAAGATTGACGCCAAGCCAGTCGCCCACTACGTTCAGATGTTCGACATCGGGTCGACGCAAGCAAAGGGGGCCGAAGGTCCCTATTTTAACTTCACCTATACTGGGGCCGGATTCGCTAGCGAGGATCAGGCTAATCTCTGCCACACCATGTTCGAGCAATTCAGCAAGGAGAGCTGGGTGGCAAGTGACGAGCACGAGGACGAACCCGCAGCTCGAACAGAGCGGACTGTAGACGAGAAAGTGGCAGGCAAGTTCTAATGAAACAACTGATTGACCCGGCGCTGGCGCTTCGCATCGTACGCGAGGCGCCAGTTATAGCGTATGACACCGAAACCACAGGTCTGTCTGTTCACGACAAGATATGTGGTTATGTAGTCACAGATTATGATTATTCAATATATGTGCCGGTAAGGCACGAGGCGGGGGGAAATATACCAAATGCCGAGCTATTCGAGGCTGAGTTGGCTAAGGCTTTTCTTGAGCGTCCGTTACATCGCTTCGTTACTGTGGGGCATAATATTGGGTTCGATCTTAGGATCAGTCTTAGGCATGGCGTGTCTGTATTGGGTGCCCTAGAAGACACCATGATCAACGAGGCGATTATCAGCGACATCACCCAAGGATATGGGTTGGATGACTGTTGCGCCCGCCGAAATGTCACAGCCAAGAAAGGGACAGAGGTCTACGCCGAATTGGCCCGTAGGTTCGGTGGGCTGCCCGACCGCAAGCAGATGAAATCATTTTGGAGGATGGAAGGTGACCACCCAGTCGTCGTCGAATACGCCACCGGAGACGGAATCTCTACGCTTGAACTGCGTGATAAGCAGCAGCCAATTCTTGACGCGAACGACTTGCGACGAAGCTGGAAACTTGAGTGTGACTTGTTACCCTATGTCGCACGTATTCATAACCGAGGACTCAAAATCGATCCTGGATACGCCAGCACCGTTGTCAGAGACGTCGATGACGCTATTGGAGCAGCTAGCAAAGTCTTTACTCCTGGATTTAATGTTAGAAGCCCAAAAGCAGTCGAAGCCCTCTACCGAGCCAATGGCTACACGGATGACCAGTTTGCTCGCACTGACAGCAAAGCTTTTTCATTTACCGAAAAGTGGCTAGAAACCAATGACATTGGAAACGCTATACTCGCAGTACGTCGCCTGGAGAAAGCAAGAGACAGCTTTATCACCCCACTTATTGCCACCCATAATGTCGCAGGACGAGTTCATCCAATCCTTAATCAATCCAAGTCCGACGACTACGGGGTCTCCGGGGTCAGATTTTCCTGCTCAGAGCCAAACTTACAAGCTTTCCCCAAGAGAAATATCGAAGTTGGACGGGTGGTTAGGAGATTGGTCGTCCCTGATGAGGGTTTCGTTATTGAAGAGGCTGACGCAAAACAACAGGAACCCCGTTTGTTCACTCACTATTCAGGTGACCCCGCTCTCGTCGACGGATACCGAAGCGGAACGATGGACATTCACGATCGAGCGTCCGAAATCCTCAAGCTGGACCGCGACACCGCCAAACGTATGAGTATGGGGATGCTGACGATGATGTCGCCCCCGACGCTCGCGGGGCACATGAGATGGCCACTGGAGAGAGCCCGCGATGCCCACCGAGCATTTCTTACTGACGCATTTCCCCATATTAAGACATTCCAAGACACAGCAGTTCATGTGTTTAAGAGACGGGGATACGTTAAAACTATTCTTGGTAGGCGAGCATATTGTGACGATCCGCGATTTGCATACCGGGCTGTATCACGTATTATCCAGAATGTTGGCGGAGAACATCTCAAACTTTGCTTACTGCGGGCGTGTCAATACGAGGATGCGTACCCCGACAAAGTGCAAGTCTTACTTACTATTCACGACAGCTTGTTGTGGCAGCGGGATCCGGGACACAACGTCTCCGGACTTATCAAAGCAATTGAGAACGTGGCTGAGGAGATGGAATTATCTGTACCAATTCCATTCGGACTAGGCTCTGGTAAAGATTGGGCGAGGGCTTCCTACGGCGATAAACTAGACAAATATGAGGAATAAAATGCCATACAGAGAAGGCGACCCCACTTCTAAATTTGAAGCCCGCATCGAAACTAGCACAGCGAAAGCATACTTAGTAGAGCCCACGATGGGGGATAAACGCGAAGTATGGGTACCCAAGTCCCAGGTAGTCGGAATGACCGAGCCCGACGAAAATGGGATGATCATTTTCGAGGTTACAGATTGGTGGTATAACAGGGCGGAGATGAATGAAGGAAGCTGACATCAAGAGGGCTATGGTAAAGTCAATCAAGGAACACGGCGGTTATGCCCGCCGTATCGAAGACCAGTACGCGGTTGGAATGGTTGACACCATTCTGATACCCAAGGGACTGCCTGTGTTCATGGCGGAGGTAAAACTGGTAAAGGGTATCACGTTCAGTCCGTCCCCCCGCCAATTCGTTGAGTTGGAGCAAATAGCCGCCACCCAGAGTTACCACGTTATACCCGTGGTCATAGGTTACAAGATAGAGAGTAGGAATTACTACTTCCATGCCCCACAGATGTTCATTCGGTGCGTGGATTGCTTTTCCATAACCACCAGCGACATGAACTTCCATCAACAACTAGTACAATACTATCACTCAAGGAGAATATGATGAAGAAGCCATCTAAAGTTACCGTCCCAGAAAAAATACTTTTGGAAGCTATCAGACAAGTGACCACCAAATCTAAAGTCCATGGGGCCACCCGCCCCTCATTTGACATGATAGCCGAATTTTGGGGCGTTTACGTACGCCACCGCGATAATATCATCGAGCCTCACGACGTGGCACAAATGATGGTGCTGCTGAAGATAGCCCGCTCGGTTTACGGCGATAATACGGATAACTTTGTCGACGAGGCTGGCTATTCAGCTATCGGTGCCATGCTTAACACTGTAGAAGGGGATGAAGAATAATGCTATTTGAATACAAGGGGGTCCACTGTCTAGTGGATGGGCAATTCGGCTCCACTGGTAAGGGAGCGTTGGCTGCTTGGCTGGCCCACCAAGCGTACCACCATTTCGGCAAGGCACACTACTTCGATGGTGTTATCTACAGCGGGGGTCCGAATAGTGGTCATACTTGCTACTACGGGGACGAAAAAATAGTCCTCAAGCAACTGCCCACATTCGCGGTATACCTCTCCAAGATGGGTGTTAAGATGCCTGTCTATCTTTCGGCAGGGGCGATTATCGACCGGGACATACTTAAAAAAGAAGCCGAATTGTATCCGGACGTCCGTATCTTCGTCCATCCCAACGCGGCTATCGTAACCGACGAGGACAAGAAGGCGGAGGAAACGGGATCGATTGCCCATGTCGCCGGGACCCGCAGCGGAACTGGTATGGCGCTCGTTAACAAGATACTCCGAAAGCCAGATGCGATCGCCGGTAATTCGCTGGGGCACATTGGCCACAACGTAGTGATCCAGAACCACCGGCTGAAGCCGGAGCAACACGCCTACTTCATGGAAGTATCGCAGGGGTTCAGTCTGGGGATCAACTCCCAGTTTTATCCCAAGGTAACGAGCCGCGAGTGTACGGTAATGCAAGGACTGGCCGATGCCCGAATACCAGCTCGTATGTTGGCCAAAACTTACATGGCAGTTCGAACTCTCCCCATTCGAGTGGGTAATGTCGACGGGCACTCCAGTGGAAATTGGTACGGCGATCAAGTGGAAACCGAATGGGAAGTCGTCGGGGTGGAACCAGAACGGACCACCGTTACCAATCGAGTACGCCGTGTTGCCACTTTCTCAGTTGACCAGTTCTACGATGCCTGCTACGCCAACGATCCCGACTTCGTCTTTGTTAGTCACATGGATTACCTCAATAGACAAGTCTGGGGTACGTTTATGCGCAACTTGCGTGACGCCCGCCACCAGATGGGCAAGTATTTTGAGTTTATGCTGGGATTTGGACCTAAAGTTAAGGACATAATGACAGAGGAGGAATTGGGTGAGTATAGTTATGATCAGAATTCCACAAGAGATCGAGAAGTACTCGCCTCTACTTCAAGATTTCTTCGACGGGATGATCGAGAAGCTGAGGAAGAATGCTCACAAAGAGACTCCGACTAAGGAGTCGCTAGAACGAATAATGGAGCTGCTCGCGCTAGAAATTATAGAATTTGAAGAGCAGCTGGCTGCGGACAAGTTCGACGAGAATTCGCTCATCGAATTGATGGACCAAGCCAATTTCTCATTCTTGGCCTATGTGGCACTTAGACTACAGGGTGTAGAGCATGCTAACAGAACTGGATTACCGCCTATCTGTAGTGAAGAGGTGGGGGATACTTAATACCATCCAAACCCAATCGGTGGCTGAGCATTGCTTCAATGTTGAGCGTATCTGTATGAAGCTTGCCCCTATGTTCGGGATCACTGATTTTTTAGGTGTGTTACAGCTGTCCCAAGCGGCGCTTCACCATGACGATCAGGAAGCGCTGACAGGCGATATGCCAACCACCGCAAAACACTATATTGAGGAGGGTGAAAGTGGGGTTGACATGCCGGGTCGCCTGTGGTACACTCAGGCATCGGACCGGACTAGAGAAATAGTCAAGCTGGCCGACTTGCTTGAGGCGTTCCACTTCATCAATATGGAAATCAAGATGGGGAACAAATATCTAATCAAGCACAAAGCAGGCGCAAAGGCGCGCATATTAGAATTTGCGATGAACCACCCAGACTGGCCCACCAAGGTATTCGATGAGTGTGTTGTCTGGATGCGGGTGAAAGAAAACGAGCAAAGCCAAATATACGGGGTTTGAAATGGGACTGCTGAAAGTACAAGAGACGGCACTAGACGCCGCAAAGGGTAAGCCGGGATTCGCCTATTACTGCGAAATGGGGCTGGGAAAAACATTGACAGCCCTCGCCGAATTCGCTACATTAGTTGCAAAGGGCGAGGTTACTCGATTGGTAGTAGTCTGCCCAAATAGCTTCAAGACTGGCTGGCTGGACGAAATCGCCAAACATGGCGTCGGTGTCCATGCCTATGTTTTCAATTCCGGTTCCGAGTTTGAAAACAGACAGTTCTTGAAGACCGAATATACCAAGCCGCCCGTGCTTATTATAAATTACGAGGCGATACGACGAAGCCCCGCCAAGGAATACATCCAGGCATTTACTGACCGCCGCGACTGTATGATTGTCTTGGACGAATCGATCCAGATCAAGACGTATAATAGTCAGCAAACCAAAGCCGCTCTATCACTCGCTAGGTTTTTCAAAATCCGCCGCATTCTCTCTGGTAAGCCGGTCACCGGAGGGCCCCACGATCTCTGGGCGCAAATGACCTTCATCGGAGCTATCAATAGTCGATTTTTTCCCTTCAAGACCACTTTCTGTAGGATGGGGGGATTCAAGGGTAAGAAGGTGGTTGGCACGCAGAACGAGCAACTGCTTGCCGATACCATCGAACGCTACATCTTTCGGGCTTCCAAAAAGGACTGGACGGACCTCCCCCCGAAAATATATACTTCGCGTCAGTACATTCTTACGTCTGACTTGGCCCGGCAATATAGCAGTATGGAAGACGAATTCGTACTTTGGTTGAGTGAAAGCGAACACGTTTCGGTTGATGCCTTCATAACCAAGTATATAAAGCTCGCCCAGATACAGAGTGGGTTCATTATCAAAGAAGATGGGACTGTCCAAGAATTGGTGGCCCCGAAGGACAATCCCCGTTTCATTCTTGTCAAAGAGATTGTAGATGAAGTTACCGGCAAGGTCATAATTCCGTATATTCATCGCTACACCTATCGGTTGCTATCTGAGGCGCTGGCCGAATTTAACCCCGCCTTCATTATTGGTAACATGACACCCGCCGAAATCCAAGCCCAGAAAGACAAGTTCAACAACGACGCAGAATGTAGGGTGATACTTGTTCAGACCCGCGCTGGGAAGTATGGTCACACTCTGTTAGGAGGTGAAGACCTAGCAGATAAGTGTAGTACCATGGTTTTCGCTGAAAATTCCTACTCCCTGGACGACAGAAGTCAAATAGAAGATCGAATGCATAGGCATGGTCAGACACAGAGCTGCCTGTACATAGATATCTGGGGTACTCGTCTAGATCATAAGGTGACGATGGCTCTGCAGGCGAAAGAGAGTATAGCGCAAGCAGTATTCCAACACTTTGGTAAAAAGCGTTAATCCTCGTCTTCATCTTTGGCCGCATCAATAAAATTAGACCCCATTTCGCGGAGCGCCCTGCCGAATTGACTCTTAGCCTTCACCGAAAGCTGGCTCTTTGGTATTTTATACACCATTCGACGTAGGTCTTGGATGGCATCTTGTGTGCGGTTATTAGACATCTTACCAAATAATCCGCCCGCACCCTTTACCCCCGTCGCAGCTGCTACACCAGCCAATCCGCCAGTTGCGATACCCGCACCAGTTGAAATGGTATTATTGGATAGAGTAGTACTTAATGCCCTATATAATTTAGTTAGGGCATCTCCCTTCACAATATTACCCACCTGTTCGCGTTGCTCTGGGTTCATTAATTTCTTAGGATCGCCGGTCTGGAGATTTTCAAATACATTCCGCGCTACTTGCTGTTTCTGAACCGGGTCATCGACGGCTGCTGCTTTGGATTCGCTCTTCGTAGCGGCATGATTGACGTAATCCATGGCGGTCGGTTTCTTTGGTAGTTTGGATAGCGCGTATTTAGGTGGCATGTCATCCTTTAAGAATGGCTTGGCCAGCTTGCCCGCCAATCTGGAACTAGAGACGCCCTGACCTAATGCACCCCCGGCACCGCCGATTACAGCGCCCTCTTCCACATCCTGATCTTTGGCTGCTGCTTGTAGTCCACCATAAGTAGCACCTTCCGCACCGGCTGTAACGCCACCCCCTATAATCTTACCCATTGGTCCTAGTAGTTTGCCACCGGCCTTGATTGCCGAAGGAATAGCAGTGGGAAGCCTAGCCGCTGTCACCATTTCGGCGGCAGGAGCAGCGAATCCCATTCTACTCTTACGTGCAGTGGTGTCTGCTGCGCTGTCCCAACCAGTGAGCGCTTTAATACCGGGGTCCATCCAATCCGCCGTAGCGGCGTTACCCATAACCTTCCCAACATCCATCGCCGCCATAAATGGTTGCTTATACCATGGGGCTTCGTCCCCCTCCTGCTGATATTGAGCATTCATTTGGCCCTGCGGCGAGGCAGCTACTTTAGCCTTTTCCTCCGCGTCGAGCTGGATAACCTTATCAACCTTGGCGGCGGCTTCTGCCTCAGTTTCGGCATCCACCTCGAATTTATCCTCGCCGCGCGTTACAGTGAATGTAGGCATTGGATTATCCTATGGGATACGTCGAACACTTGGGTCACGAGTAGTTCTAGGTTTAGCGCCGTGTTTAGCATCTGCTTTAGCCATTTCTTCTTTCATCGCAGCATCGCGGGCTGCTTTGAATTTTACTGGGTCTTCGCCGAAATTATCATCGGCCAACACTTGCATTGTAACCTTTACTCGAATTAGAGCCTCCCGCAGCGATTTATCGGACTGTCCTTGACGAACATCCGCGATGGCTGACGACAACATTTTATGTTCGAAATCCGTAACCTGTCCAAGGCCAGATGCCCCAGACTTAGATGCTTCGCGCATCTGCTTCAGTGTTTCAAACGCCGCGTCGGCCTTGATGGTACTTAGTTTCGCTGCCATATCATCGGCATTGGTACCGCCAATACCTGACCCTAGAAGCCATCCGGACCCAAGCCCAGATGCAAACCACTTGTGGGTAAGACCAACGGCATCGTCCACCGCCTTACCAACATCGCTAGCAGCCAATTGAGACAATGATTTAGCCTTTTGGGCCTTCTTATCAGCCTCACTTTTCTCCACTGCTTTTTCGGCTGCTGCGTCAGCTGGCTTACCGCCCTCGATCTTGTATAGTTTTGGCTTGCCATCAGCGAATATCTTAACCCTACCGGCTCCAGGTTGACCTTCTGGAACACGCTCGTAGTCGAATCCTTCATCTGGTTTCGGGAATTGAACCCCATCTGGACTTAGGTTGACAGTCGTGCCAGCGGGTTTCTTGGACTGGATGAACTCTTCGGTGGTCATCGGCGGCTTGCCAGCCGCTTTCCGATCCTCGTTAATCCGCTCCAGCTGGCGCTCGTCAAGGTCGGTCTTCTTACCTGGGATTTCGCTGATCAGATTACCCTTATGGTCGTAGAACCCAGCGGAACCATCCGGACGTTCGACCTTAGTCACACCCTTACCAGCTTGCTCCTTGACGAATTCGTCCATCTTGCCTGAATTGGCAAGTACATCGAATTGCTCAGAAGTTAGCCCGTGCTGTTTCATAAGGCTACCCTTCATAGCCTGCAATTGGAGTTTGGATTGCGCGTCGGCTTGCGCTTTTTGTAGGTTAATAATATCTGCGCTAGAAATACTCTTGCCAGCGTGGCTAGAACCACCCGATGCGTTAATAAGTGCTGCGCGTGTCGCCGCGTGAGGAGTAAGTCCCGCCGCTATCATTGTCAGGCCGGAATCCATCGCCGCCGCGTTCTGACTCTGGCGCATCAGCGAAAGGTACATATTCGACAGGTCCGGAGGGGACTTAGTAGCCTCTGGTTGGCTATCGGTTTTCGCCGGGTTCGTAACCGGGGTCCTAACACCTTCCGGTGGAGTATCAGGTTTTGGAGGTGGAGCCGGGGGTGGAATAGGTGGACGCATGGGTGGGGGCACAGCGTTTAACTGTGCCCCTCCCAACCAGCCCCCTCCGCCAGATGGAGGTGTCTGAGGTCCAGCAGGGGCCGGATTCCCATTTGTCGCACCAACTGATATTTCAGGAATGGATACAGGATCGGTAGTAGAACCCGTCCCTTGAACATCCGGAGTAGCAGCCGCAGTTGCGCTAGCCAACATAGCTTTGTTGGGATCGTCGCCCCGCTGCAGCGCCATAATTAGATCGGCTATATTCATTGTATTAGCCTGTCAGTGTCATGCCGTAGTTTCGGCGTTTATTTTGTAGCAAACTCTGCATTAACTGGGGTGCCATCTGGGATATAGTATTTTCGCTACTATTAGCCACGAGGTTCGAATGAGATGGCTCAAGGGTCTGTGCTTCTTTCTTTGCTTCTGTGGATTGTTTCGGGTTCAACCCTCCAAGGAGATCTTCCATACCAGCCATTGATTTACCGAATGGGGTATCCTTCCCACCCATGCCATCTGCCCCCATTAGTTTCTCAGCGAATTGAGAACCAGTCGGACTTTCAGCCGGAGCTTGTGTTGGCGGGGGCGTAGGTTGCATCATAGAAGTATCTTGCCATCTAGGAATGGGATTAGAACCCAGCGTCGTGCCGGGGATCCCGCGCGGGTCCGTGATCGGGGCGACGGACTGGCCCTCACCGGGCCACGCCGCAGTCGCCGTGGATGGCGTCCACGCCGCTCCCCCGACAGGCATGGCCGATGCTGGTGGCCCCGCGAGCTGGGTACCAAGTAGCTTATCGATGGCGCGATAACCCAGTAGTTTCGCTTTATCGTATGGTGCTTCTCTCACGGAATCACTCTGATTTCCCCCAAGAACTATGGGATTGCCGTTTTCATCATATCTACCAGTGAAAAATCCAACATGTCCATAAGGACCTTTCGGATCACCCCGGCTGAACACCGCTATGTCGCCTTGCTTCGGAGTTTTAGTGGGTTCCCCAACATTTAGAAGAGACCTAGCCAAATTGGACCCGGAACCTTTAGCACCCGCCTGTGCGAGGGTAGCGTTGACGAATGCCGCGCACCAAGCAGTCTTGGCGGGATTCAATCCAGCCCCACCTTTTTCGAGATACTGTCTAATTTCGGCATTATTAGCACGTTCGTGCCTGCCGACCATTTTGTTAGCAATTTCTAATGGGGTAGGCATTACGACAATACCTCCATAAGGTTATTAATGTCGACCACCTTATGCCCGCCAACTTTCTTGACGGTTTTCGGGTACTTCTTCTCGATATCCTGCGCCATTGGGCCGACCACTTTCGGATATGTCTTGGGGTCATCTTTATACCGGTAAGAGTACATCTTGAGGCCAGATTTCTTGTCTTTGCCTACCAGCTTAATGTCTGTCTTCGTGTCGCGGTCGGACATCATCATAAGTGGCATCAACATTTTCATGACACCAAGACCTGTAGTCGCCCAATCTGTCCCCTGCTTTTCAGAGGTTCCAGTTTTGGTCATCGTTTCGGTTTTGCCATACGGCGACATTCCCAATGCCGCGAGGCGGGTATTAAGCTGCTCCAGCGGATAGTTTTTCTTCTCGTCAAATTTCCTTCTTGCGGCATCTAGTTCTGCCTGCTCTTGGGCCTGTTGTCCTTGCCCACCGGTAAGCAACGAGGTAACATCCTGCAATTCGGTAGCTTTCTTCGTCCCCACCGTCGAAAGTAATCCCTGTCCAGCCACCGCGTTCTGTCCTCGATCAGCGATGGCGTTGGTGGTGGCGTAATCAAGACCGGACTTTCGGAGGTTGGCCGTCAAATCCCCAATGCCCCGCACACCTTCCGAGCGCGTAACGCCGCGTTCAATGGCTGCCCGCGACCCACCGAATGCGCTAGCCGCCCTCGCCTTATCATTAACGCCTTGCAACTGCTGGCCCAATGATCGTTCGGCATTACCTACCGCTCTATTTTCCACCTCTTGAGTATATGGATTAAGAAATTTGTTGATATCCAACGGTCCAGCTGCCTTGCGAAAGTAATCCGCGGCTTCTCCGGTCATCGCGTCGGTGGACCCAACATTTTTATTTATTAGGTCATAACCCGCAGTGGTCATAGAACTGGGGCTAGCGACCATCTTGCCAGTATATTCTTCATAGGGTCTACCGGCCACTTCCTTCGCAAACCCATAATTCTCTTGCGAGGCGTCTTCTACCCATTTCGGTAGCTCTGTTTTATTGATCTGGGTAGTCGTGGATGGTTGTGATCCGCCGCCCATGTTATATATCCTTCGAGTAAAGTGTACCAGTCTTCCGCCAGCCGGGAGTGCGGTGTTCCCACCACCCATCGCGGCCAACAGCTGTCATAAGGTGTGCTCGTTCGGTTTTAGCCCATTCGGTGATCTTGTCTTGGAGGAGTAGCGAACCCTCCATATTTCCTACCACGAACATAATGTCCACTACTCGTTTATTTGGAAAATCGCATACCTGCGTAATTGCCCATGTGTCATTTGCCACGTGGCCTTGCATCCTACCATTTCGCAACCCATCCCCAATATCTTCAAGCGAATATAGGCCGTTCGCTTGGCGCAGCGCTCGCTCCATCTTTTTCATCATAAATGCGTCTTGAATAATCAAGATACCCTCGTTGTAGTTAGAGCACCCGCATCGGTTACCTTGACTTCCCACACTATCTTGTTGGGAGACAACAACAGCAGCGAATGGTTAGCCTGAGACTTGCTCAGAGAGTCCAGCTTATTAGCAGACTGCTCCTTATCCCAGTCGATAAAGAATTTAGTTAATTCGTAGTCCTTGAAAGGAGGAATCCTCATCTCTTTTTGCCCCTCGGCTTGATATTAAAGATAATGGGTCCAACGGTCTGCCAGTCGGAGTTCTGGATCATGTCGATGCGAAGCCGGACGTCCCGCGCGGTTTCCCGGATATCCACCTTCCCGTGTTCATTCGCAGTACGCTTCCTGGAATACTTAGTAACATTGGTGGTGCGGTCGTTAGTCATCGCCAGCGAAAATGCCACAGCCCTTCTATCCCCTGCTATTTCAGGGATGATATCCACGATGGTATTCCAAACTTCACCGCCCAACACGTTGATACTTTGCGACTCCAGATAAGGCATGTGTAATGCCCCAGGATAAGTGAACCCAGTCTCATGTTTGTAAACGCTAAACCCGTCCGACATGAGGGGGAACAGATCGTTGGCGAATGTTACCCCGCAGGTCCGCTTCAAGTACCCAGACATCCACACATTAGCTCGATAGTCCAATGCTACGTAACGGGTGCACTCTAGTCCAAGTGTTGGGTCGACCCAGAACCACCAAATTTCGCCGCGCGACAGCAGGTTAACCGAATGGGATTCGCGGACAGTCCGTTGGAAATCCATTCGTGTGCTGATAACATCCCAAACTGGACATACGATAACATTGGCAGTAGAGCCATTGTATATCCAGAACCCCTCAATCGAAATCCACATTATCCCTTCTGGAATGGATGACACCGCAGCCGCGCTGATTGGGATGGGTACTTTCGCTATTGGTCGTTGGCGATAGATATAAGGTAGACCGATAAAATCCACAAAATGCATCATCGCCGGAGTGTATACCGCAACTCCAGCAGCAGACGAATGCGCAGCAACAATAGGTGAGAACGGGTCAAGCGTATACATTCCTGCTGTATTATACGGGTTAGCAAAGTCCCAATCCTCTATATCTTCTTCGCTGCACCACCCGAAATCGGCGAAATTACCCTCCATCTGGAACAGTATGCAATGGTGCTGGGGCGTAACCACGAATTGTCTGTTCGCGATGGGGGCGTTAGGAACTGCTACGAGCTTTCCTCCCGGATCGGACATCTTCCAGCGCAGCAATCTGCCGTCATAATTGGTCATCACCAGCAGGTCTTCGCCCCAATTGTTTATGGACCAAGCGGGAGAGAACTTCTGCATGTGGGATGGTCCAACACGCGGGGTCCCGTATAAGTTGGGGTCATCCGTAATATAGTCACCGTATTCGTATTCGCCATAACCTGCCACTAATTCTGGCAGCGGAGCCATTCCGCCTATCGGCGTGATATCAGTAAGACTATTACCGGTATCCACATAGACGTGAGCTTCGCACAGATAAGCTGTCCACAGAATGCCACTCTGACTGATCCATTTATGCATGGCGCGGACGCGCGAGGCGAATGGGGTGGGGTAATTAATCTTTTCCCAACCACTAACAGGTCGGAGGGTAACCCCATCATCCCACCGGACAAGGTTCCCATCATACCAATTAGCTATCTTAGCTGTCTTGGACAGCTGAGTCGTAATACCCGGTGGAAATTCTACTACTGGCATATTATGCTGTCCACGAAATCTTGACTAAACCTGGCCCGCCCGGTCCTGCCGTTGGGGAAGCGCCTCCGCCCGAATATGCTCCTCCCCCGCCTCCTCCGCCGTAAGAACCACCCGTACCACCATAAGCCCCGCCGCCTGCGCCGGAATTACCTCCAGCGGCAGCACCGCCTTCGGTGGCACCTTGGCCTGGCGTTCCACCATTCCCATCTGGTCCTGCGCCTCCGCCACCGGGACCGCCCACATAACCGGGGACTTGCCACCCAGTCCACCATGAGGCCAACCCAGCTCCACCCGTGTGGTTCTGATAGTTGCCGGTTATGCCAGAGCCCCCGGCGTTATTTGCTTGAGAATTGTCCCAGTTTCCTCCCGCTCCGCCGGTCGAATACAAATTCCAATCAGCACCGTTGATCTTGATGCCGGAAGATCCGCCTGCAGAGCCAGGTTGTCCAACTGCACCTCCGCCGCCAACTTCGATATACATCGCAGTACCGGCTGCCACGCCCCAATTATTGTAGCGCGAATATCCCCCGCCGCCGCCTCCGCCACCAGATCCGGGACCGCCAGTTGCTCCTCCGCCTCCTCCACCATACATTTCAAATATATTGCTGGTGGGGTTGAAGGTGCTAGGCAACGTATACCATTGCGATGAGTAAAAAATAATACTGCCCGCGACGTAGGTAATAATATTACAGCCGTTAGAAGTACCCACTATGGAACCATCCACAGTGTCATTCGCCGAAATGGATTTGGCCCCGCCGGTCGTAAAATAAACCGCGCCAGTAACACTGCCGTTGGTTAGGTAAGTGTCACCGGTAATGTGACCAGCCCCAACATTTACACCCCCG